TGTCTCAGACGCAATCAACGAACTACACGCAGAAATCGACGTAGAAGTTGGTGAGTTGACTAACCTAGAAAATCGTGTAACTACTGCTGAAGGTGAAATCGATACTCTACAGTCTGAAATGGACGCAGTAGAAGGTCGTGCAACTTCACTAGAAGGTCGTATGACTACTGAAGAAGGTCATGTCGACACTCTACAAAGTCAGATGGGTACTTCTACTCTGGCAACTGTTGCTACAGATGTTACCACTGCTGTTAATGAGTTACACACTCAAGCAGATAGCAATACTTCACGTGTTGGTGCACTAGAAACATCAATGGGCACTGCTCAAAGTGATATCGATGCTCTTGAAGTTCGTGCGACTGATCTAGAAACAGAACAGGGTCTACAAGCAGGTCGTCTAACAGTCAATGAAGGTGATATCGATGCTCTTGAAGCAAAGGTAGGTTCTTCATCTGAGTCACTAGAAACTACTGCACAGACACTTGTCGGTGCTATTAACGAAGTCCACGGTGAGACAGATACTAATGCATCTGGTCTTGCAGCTGCCGTTGCTCGTGCAGATGCAGATTCTGATCGTCTAACTTCAGAAATTGCAGATCGTATCGCTGCCGATACTCAGATCCGTATTGATCTAGCATCTGATCGTACAACCGATCAAGCAGACTACATCGCACGTGACGCAGTCGTTCTTGCATCTGCACAGTCTTACGCAGAAGCAGAAGCAGATGACGCAGAAGCAGCTGCTAAACTATACGCAGACGGCATCGTTGCAAACGAAGCTGCACTACGTGAAGCTGCAGACACTGTCCTAGATGGTAAGATTTCTACTGAAGCAACTACTCGTGCAAATGCCGATAACGCATTAGATTCTCGTGTAACTGTTCTAGAAACAGAAATGACTGACACTCAATTGGGTGCAGGTCTTGCTACAGACGGTACTTACGTACAACCTACTACTACTAACTACATCAATGGTAGTGTGTCTCTAGCAGACGCAGATGCTAAGTTGGATGCGGCAATCAAGGCAGTTGACAACACACGTAACAGTGGTTTCAATAACCTACAGTCGCAGATAAATGCAGAAATTGCATTCCGTGCTTCAGAAGATTCGGATATCCGTGCTTCACTAGCTGCTGAAGTTGCTCGTGCTACTCAGGCAGAAACTGATAATGGTACACTAATCGCAACTAACGCACTGGCAATCTCAACTGAATCGTCTCGTGCACAAGGTGCTGAAGCATCACTACAGTCACAGATCGACTTCGTCGTATCTAACACAGACTCTGCGGCACTAGATTCTCTAACAGAGATCGTTGCGGCACTTCAGTCTGGTGACGGTGATCTACTAACTCTAATCCAAACTAACCAAACAGACATCGCTACCAACGCTTCTGGACTTGCACAAGAGATCACTGATCGTGCGGCACAGGGTGCGGCAATCCGTGGTGAATTTGCTACGGCAGATGCGGCACTACAGACTCAGATCAACGGTAAGGTATCTAAGTCTGGAGACACCATGTCTGGTGCTCTGTCAATGGGTGGTAACAAAGTTACTGCTGTTGCAAATGGCACAGATCTACAAGACGCAGTGAACAAGGGGCAGTTGGACGCAGGTCTTGCGGCACAGCATATCTCACAGTTCACTACTACTGACGTTGAAGAAGGTGATAACCTATACTTCACAGACGCACGTTCTCGTGCTTCAGTATCAGTAACAGATGTTTCTGGTGAAGGCAAGGTATCTTACAACTCTTCTACTGGTGTATTCTCAGTCGATACTGCTAAAGGTCTACTAGAACTTGCGGATGTCAGTGACTCAGCATACGACGGTAAGAATGGTTACGTTCTACGTGTAAACAACACTCTAGACGGAATGTCACTACAGGATCCAACTCAGTTGGCATTCAATAATGCACAACGTCAGACAATGGCTGGTGACGGTGCACAGACTACATTCGCACTAGACTTCTACACTCAAGACGCAAACGCAATCGTTTTCGTTGGTGGTGTTATTCAGGATCCGGGTGTACACTACTCAATTGATGCGGCAAACCAGTTGATTACATTCAACGCTGCTATCCCAGTTGGTACACAGGCAGTTGTAATTGCTCAGTCTACTAACTCGGTTGGTGTTCTAGATCCTAAGTCGGTCGGTCTAGAAACTCTTGCAGACAACATCAAGGTGTTTGAGCAAGGTAACGATATTGTTGCTGGAACTTCTGCTACAGTAGTTTCTGCATTCAATAAGTCTCAGTATCGTTCTGCTAAGTACCTCGTTACTGTGGAGAATGGTGGTGAGTTCGAAACTCGTGAGTGTCTAGTCGTCCACGACGGAACATCTGCATCAATCGTAGAATACGGTATCGTATTCACTGGATCTTCACTACTAGGTGATACAGACGTACAGGTTAATGGTTCAAGTGTTGAACTATTGTACACTGCTGAATCTGCTGGTGCTGTTGTTTCTGTTTCAGTAACTTACGTTGATGCGTAATAACAACTTTACAATAGTCGGGGGAGGGATCAGCTCTCCCCCTAAATCAAAATTCTAAAAGGTAAACAAAATGTCTACAAATAAGAAATTTAGAATACAGAACGGAGTCGATATCCACGGTGGTGGACTTTCTATCGATGACGTTGTTGTAATCGGTGCAGACGGTAAAGTTGTTCCTGCTGCTATTGCCGATGCTGTTGCAGGTCTGACTTCTTCTGACATCGCAGATCTACAGGCACAAGTAAGTGCAATTTTGGGCACTTCTCCAGAGACTCTGGACACCCTACAAGAAATCGTTGCGGCATTTGAAGGTGCGGATAGCACCCTAACAGGTTCTGTTGCTCAGAACGCTGCGGATATCGCAACAATCAACACTACTCTAACGAACGGTGTTGCAACACCAACAGACGTTGCTGGTCTACAAAGTCAAGTAACTTCGAACGACACAGACATCGCAGCTAACGCTGCGGCAATCGCTGCTACAAACGCACGTACATCTGGTATCAGCACATCTTCAGGTTCATCTAACATTCAGATGACTGCTGAAGTTGATATGGGTACTAACGCAATTACTAACATGTCCGACCCAAGTTCTGCACAAGATGCGGCAACTAAGGCATATGTTGATGCGGCATCAACTTCTTCAAGTAGTGATCTATCTACAGAAACTGCGGCACGTATCGCTGGTGATGCAACTACTGCGGCCGATGCGGCTGCGGATGCGACTTCTAAAGCAGATGCGGCAGAAGCAGCGGCAGTGGCAACTGCTTCAGCAGATGCGACATCAAAGGCAAATGCGGCACAGTCAGCGGCAGAAGCAACTGCATCTGCAGATGCTACTTCTAAAGCAGATGCGGCAGAAGCAAGTGCTAAGGCACATGCAGACTCTGGTGATGCAACTGTACAGGCAGCCGTTGACGTAGTAAGTGGTCGTGTTGACGCAATCCTAAACGGTTCTGGTGAATCACTAGACACAATCGTTGAGATTGTTGCGGCATTCGAGGATGCGGATTCAGATCTACAAACTCTAATCAGTTCTAATGCGTCTGCGGTATCTACAGAGACAGCACGTGCGCAAGCAGTTGAATCTGGACTACAGTCAAGCATTGACTCTCTAACATCATCTACAGGTGGTGACGTGAGTAGTCTACAGAGTCAGATCGATGATGAAGAAGCTGCACGTATTGCAGGTGATTCCTCTCTACAGTCTCAGTTAAACTCAGAGATCTCTCGTGCGACTTCTGCAGAAGCAGTTAATGCGGCAAACATTGCCTCAGAAATCACTGCTCGTAGTAATGCAGATGCGGCAATCGAAGCAGACGTTGTTGCTCTACAGAATCAGGTTGGTACCATCTTAGGTGGTGCGCCAGGTACTCTAGACACATTCGTCGAGATCATCAACGCATTTGAAGGTGCAGATTCAGACCTACAGTCTGTTATCACTAGCAACTCTACACGTCTAACGACTGCAGAAAACAACATTACTGCTCTTGAAGCAGACTTGACTGCAGAAGAGAACGCACGTGCAGGGGGTGATTCAGCACTACAGGCACAGATCACTTCTAACGATGCAGATATCCTAGCAAATGCGTCTGCTATCTCAGCAGAAGAGACTCGTGCGACAGGTGTAGAGTCTTCTTTACAGGCACAGATCACTTCTAACGATGCAGATATATCAGCACTACAAGGTCGTTCTGGTACTATCGAAGGTAAGGATGCCGATCAGGACGTTGCGATTGCGGCAAATGCGTCTGCTATCTCAGCAGAGGTTGCCCGTGCAACTGCGGCAGAAGGTGTTATCGCAAGTGATCTAGCAGATGAAGTATCTCGTGCGACTTCTGCAGAAGCGGCACTTCAGTCTTCAATTGACTTTGTCAAGCAGAATACTGATCCTGCAGCACTAGACTCACTAACAGAAATCGTTGCGGCATTCCAAGCAGCTGATGGTTCGATCACAAGTGTTGTTAACTCTAACACTACTCGCATCTCTTCACTGGAAGGTTCTGTGACAGGAATCGAAGCATGGAACACTGACAACGTATCTGAAGGTTCAACTAACCTATACTTCACAGATGCACGTGCTAAGGCATGTTTGACAGGTGGTCTATGTATCACTTACAACTCAACAACTGGTGAAATCAAAGTTGATGAGGCAGAAGCAGAGTCTTCACTACGTGTTGCCGAGTCTGTTGCTTCAGATGACGCAGACAAGTTGGATGGTCAGCAAGGTTCTTACTACCGTATCAACATCTACAATGTTGCTGGCACTTTAGTCAACTAAAACTAATATCTTAGAATATTAGGAAAGGGGAGACTTCGGTCTCCCTTTTTTATGCCCCAAATAAAATTTGTATAAATAGAGTTAGTATAACTTTGGGACACAGGAAATGTACGTTAACAGTAGAGATGATTTGATAGATTACTGCCTACGCAATCTGGGACATCCAGTAGTTGACATCAACGTTGACGATGAGCAACTGGACGATCGAATTGAAGAAGCATTACAGTGGTTTCGTGAACACCATCCAGATGGTCAAAGACGATTCTACTTGAAACATCAAATAACACAAACCGACATTGACAATCAGTATGTTGACTTAGATGATAATCTAGATCTATCTGCAGTTGTACGCATGGTCCCTATCACATTCAACACTGCGCATCGTGGATGGTTTAGTGATGCGTGGCAGGTGATGGCCTACACAATCACAGATTTTACCCGTCAAGGTGGTATTCTTGGTGACCTTGCGCACTATGAGTCGATGCAACAACAATTGTCGTTATTGGATATGAAACTTGGTGGCACTCCACAGTTGACATTTGACCGACAGTATAATAGAATTAATCTACATATTTCCAAAACAAAACTGAAGGTGGACGACTACGTTCTGTTTGAGGTTTACTCTATCCGTGATCCAGATGACTCAGTCACTGAATACAACTCTCTATGGAATCACCGATTCATCAAAGAATACGCAACCGCACTGATCAAACGTCAGTGGGGTACCAACCTAATTAAGTTTGACGGTATGACACTCCCAGGCGGAGTTACCGTTAACGCACGTCTTATCTACGAAGATGCATTAGCAGACATTGAAAGGATAATGGAAAAGTTCCGAATGGAAGAGGACGAAGGTCCAATGTTCTTCATGGGGTAAGACATGGCAACTAATCGATATATCAGTCAAAAGCATAGAGAAGAACAGGGTCTCTATGAGGACTTGATCATTGAAGCAATTCAGTTTTATGGTCAAGACGTATACTACCTACCAAGAGAAATTGTTGAGAAGGAAGAGATCTTCTTAGATGCAATTGAATCTCAGTTTTCAGATGCGTACAAAATAGAAGTGTTCATTGAAAACAGTGAGGCATTCGACGGTGAAGGAGACATCTTTACCAAGTTCGGTATTGAATTACGTGACCAAGCAACGTTTGTTATCGCACGTCGTCGATGGAAGCAACTAATCGGTGACCGATTATCAGAAGCACATTTCCGTCCACGTGAAGGTGATGTGATCTATTTGCCTCTATCAGAATCACTATTTCAAGTGATGAAGGTTGAGACAGAAACTCCGTTCTATCAGCTATCTCAACTACCTCTGTTCCGTGTTCAATGCGAACTGTTCGAGTTTTCGGATGAAGATTTTGACACAGGGATCGCAAGCATCGACCAGATCGAAGTCGAGGGTGCATTCCAATACGAACTTCAGATGCCAGGCCGAACCGAAGGAGACGACTCCTATTATATCGTGGGAGAAGAAGTATCGCAAGTGTCTGATTCCTATACGTTACGGGGTGAGGTCACCTCATGGAACTCTGACACTAGGATGCTGAAAATTGCACACACAAGAGCAGACGATGGGCAGTGGCACGAATGGGAAACCGATAAACCTGTTGTAGGTCAGTATGCACAATTAACTCCTGTATCCGAAGAGGAGAGTGTCACTCAGATACAGCAGGATGCACAAAACAAAAAGTTCAACGACTTCGCAAATGACTTCGTAGACTTCACTGAATCGAATCCGTTTGGAGATATACTGGAATGATGACGGGACATTTTTATCATAAGAAGATTCGCACATGTGTTGCGATATTCGGATCTATGTTTGATGACTTAAAAATATTGAGAACCAACTCAACAGGTAAAGTCATCTCTCAAACAAAGGTTCCTCTGTCTTACTCTCCTAAAAGAAACTTTATGGCAAGACTTGCCGATATGACTCAAGGTGAAGATGCTGAACGTAGAGTAGCAATTAAATTGCCAAGAATGTCGTTTGAGATATCTGCAATTTCTTATGATGCGGCACGTCAATTACCTAAAGTCAATACGTTTTCCCGTAGAGTTGCCAATTCAGACGGCACTGTATCTAACCGTATGTATGTCGGCGTACCTTACACACTGACCTTTGAACTAAGTGTGTATGCCAAATCACAGGATGATGCTCTTCAGGTAGTTGAACAAATTCTACCGTATTTTGCACCACAGTATACTCTAACTATAAAACCATTCTCAGACCAACCAGAAATCAAAGAAGATGTCCCAATTATCATATCGTCGGTCTCTTTCTCAGATGACTACGAGGGTCCATTAGAACAACGTCGTACTATTATATACACGTTGACGTTTGAAATGAAGACACACTTCTACGGACCAGAAGGTGGATCACCAGTGATCAGGGACGTTAATACAGATCTAAATATCATCGATAGAGACGATGGGTCTTCTTCGTTTTTAGAAAATGTTAGAGTAACCCCAGACCCGATTGACGTAAGTGCAGACGGAGACTTTGGGTTCAACGTGGAATTAAGTGATGAGAGACAATCGTAAACCGCCTGGTCTTTTTGATGAAGATCAGAAGAAAAACTTTGTGCACGAGCAGGACTATGAGTACTCTCGTGATACGTATTATGACCTAATTGAAAAAGGTCGTGAGTCTCTAGAACTCATGATAGAAGTCGCACGTGAGAGTGAACACCCTCGTGCGTTTGAGGTTCTTTCCGGAATGATCAAGGGCATCGCAGATGTCAATGACAAGTTGATGGACCTTAACAAGAAACAGAAAGAACTTCAAAAAGAAGACAAACCTGCCGAGGCAAAAACTACTAATAATAATTTATTTGTCGGGTCAACTACCGATTTGCAACGTATGCTATTGGGTGATGAGAAAGTTATAGACCAAGACGAAGATGAGTAGTTATACAAAAGAATCCTATCTAGGCAATCCGAACGTAAAAAAAGATGGTGTCGCAGAAGAGTGGGATGCCAAGAAACTGCGTGAGTATAAGAAGTGCATGAAAGATCCTTCGTACTTCTGTCGTAAGTACGTCAAGGTCATTCATCTAGATAAAGGTCTGGTGCCGTTCAAACTCTATCCATATCAGGAAAAGATGTTTGAGCACTTCAATGATAATCGATTCAACATCGTACTAGCATGCCGTCAGTCAGGCAAGTCGATTAGTTCGGTCGGGTATCTATTGTGGTATGCACTTTTTCATCCAGAGAAAACCATCGCAATCCTCGCAAACAAAGGTGCGGTTGCTCGTGAGATGTTGGCACGGGTCACCCTCATGTTGGAGAACCTACCGTTCTTTTTACAGCCGGGATGTAAAGCACTGAACAAGGGGTCACTAGAATTCTCTAACAACTCTCGTATCATTGCCGCGGCAACATCTGGATCATCTATTCGTGGTATGTCGGTCAACCTACTATTCCTAGATGAGTTTGCATTTGTCGAGAATGCGGCAGAGTTCTATACATCAACCTATCCGGTAATCTCATCGGGTAAGGACACCAAGGTCATCATCACATCTACTGCAAACGGTATAGGTAATACCTACCACAAGATTTGGGAGGGTGCGGTTCAAGGAGTGAATCAGTACAAACCATTCCGTGTAGATTGGTGGGATGTTCCAGGCCGTGATGA